TTTTTAAAGATAAGATTTCTATGAAATCAAAATCTTGGTCTAATTTTATTTTTAAATAGTTATCATTACCATTTGGTGTTGTTCTTATTCTTATAGAATTTGACATTATTAATCTTTTTTATTTGTAACTTTTATTGGTTCCCAATTATCAACATCTATTAATTCATAATTTTCTTCATTTAATTCTTCCTCTTCACCCACTTCATCTTCATCCTCATCGTCTTCATCATCGTCTTCACTATTCGTCATCTTTTTTAGTTTTAAACCTAAAATTTTTAAAGCTGGTAAAACATCAATACTATCACTTAAAACAATTGTTTTAAACAATAACCATATAACAGCTGGTATTATTAATGGTACTATAATTAATGAAAATATGAACAAAAATGTTCTAGGTATATATTCAACAATCTTTTGATTTTTATTTTTCTCAGAAACTGAATCAGATAATGTTAAACCATTATTTGAATCTTTTTTACATCCACAACCCATATATTATTTTTTTAGTCTTATTATTTTGGCTAAATATAATCTTTTAAATATAAAGGAAATATTATGATTTAACACTAATCAATATATCTGTTGTTGGGTATTTAATCTCAAACATACTTTTAGCTTCACCAAAGATAGTATATGAATCTGATATATCAATCTGTCTTGTTGTTGAATCAACATATGGTTGTGATATTTCATTAACTGAATATTTACCAGCACCTACCATATTATAAACTCTAAGGTCAATAACATTTAAAACACCACCAACTCCATTAATAGTCTCTATTAAATTAGATAGATAAATATTATCACCCATAAAGAATTTATTTATATCCATATAAGAAGTAATTTGCGATATTACTTGACTAACTATTTGTGATTTAGATACTTGTTTATCAATATAAAGGTCAACTTGAAATGATAAATTTATTATCTTACCGTTAGTAACTTCTACATAATCATTTAACATTCTATAATCAGCTAAATATGTTGCTATATTTTCTTTAAGTGTTGATGTTGAATTATTTGTTAATTGACCGTTTTCATCTAAACCAAGAATATAAACTTTAACTTTATTTTGTTCTTCGAAAACACCAACTCTAAATGGTGTACCAAATTTACCTGGCATTAATGAAATTCTTGTTAAATAATCTTTTATCGTAACAGCTCTATTTTGAGAAGCGAAATTATATTTAACTAAGTTTCTAATTTCTTCAACAGATGGTGCATCTTTACCACCAATAGCAGGGAAAAGATTATTAACTTTTAATGAAGCTTTCACAGAATTATTAATCGCTTGATTTGAGCCGTTAACAATCATATTCATAACACCTTTACCGTTAATAGTGTTAACACCAAGATTTGTACTAGCACCACCACCAACTCTATATTTAATAAACATAGTTCTATTAGCGGTAGGTGTTATACCTAACGATAAATTATTAATAAAATCACCAATTTGGTTAACTAATGCAGTATTTGTATCAAAATCACATAAACTACTAATATCTTGTGTTCCACCACCAAATGTTAATTTAGTAAAACCTAAATCAGTATACTCTCTAATAAATCTTCTATCAGTTCTAACCCATTTACCTGGTTTTACACCAGAACTATCACTAACACCTGTTGTATCTTCAATAAAAACCTTATCTTCAGCTAAAGCGTCCATTTCGAACCATCTATTATCAAAATTTAAAAATTGGTCTAAAGTAGGTTCTTTAGTGAAATTAGTACCATTAAGTGTTATAACTGAATCAACAGATAAAACATTATCATCTGGTAATATAATCTCTAAAAATGGTCTAACATCCGTAGAAGATATAACTTTACTAAAAATCTTTGATAACCCATTAACAACTATTTCTCTTTTTGTTAATGTATAGTTAATTAATTTATTATTAGAATCAAAATTTGGTAAAATAAGTCTATTTGGTATTCCACCAGTAGTAAAAGGACTAGAAAAATCTATATCGTCAATTGTTTCAAAAATTTTACCTGAACCATTTACTTGTGCACCGCTTCTAATCAAAGGTGTATAAGATATATCAAATGTATCACCATCTACTGGCACTGTTACTGAAAAATCAACAATAGAAACACTAGGTCTTTGACCTGGTATTTTAAGACCAAATGTTCTGGCCATTGAAAGGACTGAGCTTCTTTGTCTAGCATAATCAATTTGCGTTTCTTGAAACATCCTATCTGTATTATGTGATAACATATCACCAACAGCAGCATTTAATTCCAATATCATCATACCAACAGATGCATCATTAAAATCACTAAAAATATCTGGATAATATTGTCTAACCATATCAACCAAATCACTTCTAATATCAGCAAAATTTCTACTTGTATAATTTATTTCCTTTCCCATATATTTGTGTTTTATTAATAAATATAAACTTTAAAAAAATTTTATAAATATTTGCTTTTAATTTAATTATTCAGTACTTTTAATATAGTTATAACTACGCACCATAAAGTATGAAGAAAAAAACGACAACAGATTTTTTACTAGAAGCTAAAAAAATACATGGTGATAAGTATGATTATTCTTTAGTGAATTATATTAATAATAATTCTAAGATTAATATAATTTGTCCTATACATGGGGAGTTTGAACAAACACCAGTTAAACATTTAAATAATAAACAAGGCTGTCCTAAATGTTCAAATATTAAAACACATAATTCACAAAGAAAAGCAGTAAAAACATTTATTGAAGACGCTGAAAAAATACATGGTAATAAATACGATTATTCATCAGTTAATTATATTAATAACAGAACTAAAATTAAGATTATTTGTCCAACACATGGAGAATTTGAACAAACACCTAATAATCATTTAAAAGGTAAAGGATGTTTATATTGTGGAGGTACGAGTAAATTAGATACTAATTTATTCATAAAAAAATCAAAAGAAATTCATGGTGATAAGTATGACTATTCATTAGTCAAATACAAAGAATCCTGTGAAAAGGTTAATATTATATGTCCAGAACATGGTGTATTTGAACAAACACCTAATAATCATCTTTCAAAAAAACAAGGTTGTTATAAATGTTTAGGGGAAATTCATGATTTAAACAGTTTTATACGAATTTGTTCAATAAAACATAATGGAAAATACGATTATTCTTTAGTTAATTATAATAAAATAACTGATAATGTTACAATTATATGTCCAATTCATGGTGAATTTGAACAAAGATGTGATTCACATAGACAAGGTAATGGTTGTGTAAAGTGTTCAAATAATGGTATTTCTAAAAATGAAAAAGAAATAAATAATTTTTTAACTAATTTAAACATTGTAACTAAAACTAATGATAAAAAAATATTAGATGGTTTAGAATTAGATATTTTTATCCCTTCGCATAATATAGCAATTGAATACAATGGTTTATATTGGCATTCAGAACAATACGTCACATTAAATCATCATTTAAATAAAACTGAGTTATGCGAAGAACAAGGTATTCAGTTAATACATATATTTGAGGATGAATGGTTATTTAAACAAGATATTGTTAAATCAAGACTTAAAAATTTGTTAGGGTTAAATGATAGTAAGATATATGGTAGAAAGTGTATTATTAAAGAAGTCTCATCAAAAGACTCTAAAGAGTTTTTAAATAAAAACCATATTCAAGGTAATGTTAATTCTAGTGTTAGATTAGGATTATACTATAACAACGAATTAGTATCTTTAATGACGTTTGGTAAAGGTAGAATAGCATTAGGTGGTAGTGTTATTGAGAATTCATATGAATTACTTAGATTTTGTAATAAATTAAACACTAGCGTTATTGGTGGTGCGGACAAACTACTTAAACATTTTATTAAAGTTTATAACCCAAAAGAAATAATTAGTTACGCTGACAGAAGATGGAGCAAAGGTGATTTATACGAAAAATTAGGGTTTAATTTTATACATAATTCAAAACCTAATTATTTTTATATTTTCGATAAAAAAAGAAAATATAGATTTGGGTTTAGAAAAGATATTTTAATTAAACAAGGTTTTAATGAACATAAATCTGAACATGAAATAATGTTAGAACGAGGTGTTTACAGAATTTACGATTGTGGTAATAAAAAATATATTTTTAAAGTAATAAAATAATTATACTTTAACTACAACAACATCATTAGTTTCAAACACATCATCAGTGATTGTATATTCAATTGTGATTACAGCAGCGTATTCACTTTCAACTGAAGGTTCAACCAAAAAGTTTTTAATTTGTAAATTTGGTAAAAATTTTTTAACAACAGCTGTGACATCAGTTTTAATATCATTTAAAGTTTTTAAATCATTAGGTTCAAAAATATATTTTAATAAATCTGTACCAAACTCTGGAAGATAAAGTCTTTGTCCTTTTTGTGTTAAAATTAGATGTAATAAATCAGCTTTAATCGCCCCATTAGGTTCATCATTTAAATCCAAAAAAAACCCTTTCGGACTATTTTTGAAGGGAAAATTTATATTTATATATTTTGACATAAGTTTATATATTTCCATTTAAAACCACCAGTTGTTATTCTGTTTCCTTTACAAACTGATGTTATTTTACTTTCTTGGATACCTAAACTTTTACTAGCTTCTCTAGCACCAAGCCATTCTTTTATTATATTACCATCTAAATCTAATTGATATACTGGTTTTCTTTTTTTATTTTTAGTTTCTTCACTATGTTTAAAACCAGTGGCATTACCTATTTTACCAATTTTAGCTAAAGATTGTTTTTGTTTAGTTTCTTCACTAACAATACAACCTTTTCTAGGTGAAACTTTACCCATTTTTTTTAAACTCATTTTATTCTTTGCTTCTTCACTATGTTTTTTACCTAGATTATATTTATTACCTTTATTTCTATTAGATAGCCATTCTGAAAACTCTTCACTTCTTTTATTTAAACCACCACCACCATTATTTGAGTTAACTAAGACAAACCCCCATGATTTAATTTGGTTAACCCAATATTTCTCCCAAAAAATACCATTACCATCATCAATAATTTCATCTATAATTATTTGCTTAATTTTAAAATTTATAGATGAAATCCATCTTGTTTTATTATTTTTATTACTAAAATTTTTAGCTTCATAAATATGGTTACTTAATCTATATAATGGGTTTCGTCTTGTTATCCCAACATATCTTATAATATTTGGCTCATTTTCTGAAACCAACGCATATATTGTTAATTTGGGATAATTTATATATTTTCCATTAGCCATAACTTATTTTATTTAATAAATATAGTAATATAATTTATTTATAAGTAAATTTTTAAATAAAAAAAAGGGGTTTTAACACCCCTTTTTATTTTATTAATATTAAGCTGAACATCCAAAACATTCAAATTGACTATCTTTTGGTTTTTGAGGTTCCGATTGTTTTGCAGTATCAATAGCTAAATGTTTAGCTTTCATTTCAACTGGTTGACTTCTTAAGTAATATTGACCTGTTTTTAACCCTAATTTCCAAGCTAATGTATGTGAAGTTGTTAATTTACCAACTGTTGGTGTGTCAAAAAATATGTTAAGACTTTGTGATTGGTCAACAAAAGGTGCTCTTTCTGCTGACATTTCGATTAGTGATTTTTGTGACATTTCCCAAACTGTTTTATATCTATCTTTTAATTCTTGACTAACAACAGGGATATTTTGTACGCTACCATCATTCTTAATCAACTCATTAAGAATTGTTCTATTCCATAAACCTTCATTTTCTAAATCTTTAACTAAGTGTTTATTAACCATAGCGAATTCACCACCAGTAACTTTACGAACATATAAATTAGACGTGAATGGTTCAAATGCTTCATTTGACCCAATTACACGTGCTGATGAAGCAGTCGGTGGGCATGTTGTAACAAGTGAATTTCTAACACCGTATTTTTTAATATCTTCTCTTAATTGAGACCAATCAAACAACCCGCTTAATTCTTCTTCTTTAACACCCCACATTTCCCATTGAAAAATACCTTGAGAAATAGGTGACCCTTCATAAAAATGATAAGTTAACCCAGTTTCTTTAGCTAAATCACATGATTGTTTTAAAGCATTAAAATAAATTGTTTCAAAAATATTTTTATTTAACAATCTAGCTTCATGTGATGTAAACGGTAATTTTAACATAGCAAATGTATCAGCCAAGCCCTGAATACCAATTCCTAAAGCTCGTTGTTCTAAACCACCCTTTCTACCTTCTTTTGTTGAATATTCATTAACATCAATAGCTATATTTAATGATTTAGTAATTGAACGTGTAACACGACCTAATTCTTCAAAATCATATGTATTTTCTTTAACAAATTTTTGTACTGGTATAGATGTTAATGTACAAATAGCTGTTGTATCTTTATCAGTAACCTCCATTATTTCGGAACACAAATTACTTGAATGGATTACACCGAAATTCTTTTGATTAGACTTATTATTAGCATGGTCTTTAAAACACATATATGGCATACCTGTCTCAATTTGAGATTCAAGGATTTTTAACCATAAATCATGTGCTTTTATTTTACTACCTAAACCCATAGAAACAGCTTTATCATATTCAACTTCATATTCAGCACCATAAATTTCATAAAAAGGTTTTAAACCAGCTTTTTGAATTTCATAAGGGCAAAATAAATACCAATCACCGTTATTTTGAACAGCTCTCATAAAATTATCAGGTATCCATAACGCTGAAAATAAATCACGTGCTCTAAGATTTTCATCACCAGTTTTTTTTCTAATATCTAATACATCATAAATATCTTTATGCCATGGTTCTATATAAACAGCACAAGAACCTGGTCTTTTACCTCTTTGGTTCCAAAATCTTAACCCTTCATTAACAACTTTTAAATATTTTAATATACCACCAGCTTTACCATTTGAATTACCAACATTACTTTCTTTAGAACGTATATTAGAAATAGCTAAACCAATACCTTCAGCTTTAGATGATGAAATTGATATCCTACCAAACATGTCTAATAACCCTTCAGTTGAATCGTCAGGTACAATAGATAAATTACATGAAGCAATCTGACCTATTTTTGTCCCAATGTTAATTTTAATTGGTGTTGCTGGACTTTCTTTATGGTCGCTCAAATCATTATATTTTTCAATAAAATCTTCTGGTGTGTTAGTAATCATAAGTGCAACCCTAACATACATTTGTTGTGGTCTTTCAATGATTGAACCATCAGATAGTTTTAATAAATAAATATCTTTTAATGAACACCAACCAAAATAATCAAATTTATAGTCTTTTTTATAATCAATAACTGATTCAATTAAATCTATATTTTCTTTTACTTTATTATAATAATTATCATTTAATAATCCAGCATTATACATTTTTTTAGTAGCTTTCATGAAAGAATCTTCAGTTTCTTTATGAAGTTTACTAATAGATATATTAGCAGCTAATTTAGAATAATCTGGATGATTCATAGCCATTGATTCAGCAACAACAGAGATTAAATCATCTAACTGATTTGTCGTCATATTATCAGCTAAACCTTGTGTGACCTTAATGAATAACTCATCAGCATTCACTTTTAACCCATCTGATTGTTTTTTAATTCTAGTAAGAATTTTATTTGGGTTAAAATCTATTTTACTACCATTTCTTTTTATAACTTGCATACTCTATGTTTTTTATTGTTTTTATTAAATTTCTTCGTCAAATGATATAGGTCCACTTAAATCAGCTGATTTATACTCAGTTGAACGACCTTCGAAAAAGTTTTGTTTTGTTTTTAAAGCTATCTGATTCATGAACTCAAAAGGATTTTTTGAATTGAATTCTTTTTCGCAATTTAATTGTGATAATAACCCATCTACAACAAATTCTAAATATTGTTTCATTAAATCAGCATTCATGCCAATAAGAGAAACTGGTAATGATTCTGTTATAAACTCTTTTTCTATTTCTAAAGCTGATAATAAAATTTCACGAATTCTACTTTTTGATGGTTTATTAACAATGTGATTATTTAATAAATGAACAGCAAAATCACAATGTAATGCTTCATCTCTAGAAATAAACGCATTACTATCACAAAGTCCTGGCATTAATCCTCTAGATTTTAAGTAAAAAATAGAACAAAATGACCCGCTAAAAAACACACCTTCAACAGCCACAAAAGCTATTAGTCTTTCAACAAATGATTCTGATTTAATCCATTTCAAAGCCCACTCAGCTTTCTTTTTAACAGGTGGCATATAATCAATAGCTTTAAAACATTTTTTTCTTTCTTCAACATCTTTAATATATGTATCGATAAGTAATGAATAAGTATGACTATGAATATTTTCCATCATAACCTGAAACCCATAAAAGAATTTAGCTTCAGTATACTGAACTTCTTTTAAAAAGTTTTCAGCAAGATTTTCATTAACAATACCATCTGATGCAGCAAAGAAAGCTAAAACATTTTTAATAAAAAATCTTTCATTATCAGTAAGTTTATTTTCCCAATGGTCAATATCTTTAGATAAATCTAATTCTTTAACTGTCCACATAGCAGCTAACTCAGTTTCATAATAATCCCAAATATCTTGATGAACTATTGGGAATAGTACGAATCTATCTTCATTTGGTTCTAAAATTCTCTCTTTCTCCATTTTTTATTTAATTATATTGTTTATTGAATTTGATTATCTTCGTTTATTATTTGTTTCTTAGCTTTGTTGATTTCAAATATAGCATTTATTCTTTGTCTTTCCATGCTTTCGTTATCTTTTTTATGCTCACCATGTGTTTTACCGCCCTTATTTTTACCCATATCTATTTGAATCTTTGCGTTATCAAATGTGATGTCTTGAAAAATAAGACCATCTTTACCAAAACGAGATTTAAGAATCGCCATTGTTGCTGTACCATTTTCTTTTTGGTCTAATGTTTTAGCGATAGATAAAATAAAATGCCCAATTTGACCTTTTTTAATAGAACCACCCATTTGGTCAGCTTCAACAACTTCAGCTTTAATCGATGAACGATTACCTTGAACCGCTGTCCAACCAGCTACATCTAATTCAGCAAGCATTGTTTCAAATTGTCTCATAACAGAACCCTCACCAGCATTAACGTCATCAAATTGTTTAGATGGTGTAACACAATCAATATAATCTAATAAAATTATATCTGGTTTAAAACCCTGTGCCATTAACTTTCTAACATACTGTTTAATATTTGGTATTGTCGTCCCATCACTAGAAAACTTTTTTAATTTTAACTCACCCTTTTCACTTTTTTTAGTAGCTACTATTTCTTTCAATAATTCTTTATGTTCGGATAATGAGTTTAGACCAATACCAGACCAACAAGCTAAGTGTTTTCTTTGTATAACTTTTGGCATATCTTCAAAAAAGATTTGAAGAACATTATAACCATAATTTTTAGCTGTATTAGCAAACTTAGTCATTATTGTCGTTTTCCCCACACCAAAAGGTGCGAGTATAACACCCAACTCACCTTTTGATAATCCACCATCCATAACTTCATCTAAACCTTGAATACCAGTAGGAATAGGTTTTCTAAAATCATCAACTAAAACATCATCAATATTTTCTAATACATCAATACCATCATCTTTAACATTACCATGTTCTGTAGCTTTTTTAAGTATTTCTTGACAAACTTCATAATCCTCAACATTACCTTTGTTGATTATTTTTTGAATGTCAGACATAGCTTTTTTAATTTCCTGATATTTACAAAACTTTAAAGCGACTTCTTGTATATATAACGCATCATTTAAACTAGCATCTTTTATCTTAGCTAATTGTTTAATTAAAAATTTTCTTTGATGTTCGTCATTAACGCTTTCTAAAACCCTAATCTCTAAAGCACCCATATCCAATATTACTTCATATTGTTCATAAGCATCTTTTAAAGAACCACTAATTTTTCTAAGATAATCATCTTCAAAATAGTTAGGGTTCATGATTTCTATAATTGAATTAGCGAATTTTGTATCCCTAACCATCAATGCTAGTAATCTAATTTGAAATTCTAACCCCAAATACCCTAAACTATCTTTACTAATCTGATTCATTTTTTTATATTTTATTTTTGTTAAAACTTAGTGTTATAATAAATATTATTAAATAAACACTTCACCGTACTGTTTTGTATACTTTTTTTGACTCAAAAAATACTTTATTTCTGACATAATTTCTGGAATTATTTCTTTAATGTTAACAGCGTATCTTACTTTTGTCGGGAAAAAATTACCGCTAAATTGAGAAATAGCTACAGCTCTTTTATCAACTTTAATCTCAAATTTAAACATGTCTTCTTTTTCAAAGATATTTTTACCGCTTTCTTCAACTTGAGAAACGTATGGGTTAAAATAATTCCAAGCTTGGTCTACTGATAATTTTTTGAAATAATTAGGGATGATACCTAACATACCAATAGGTCCATTATTCATACCAACAATATTATCAATTAATTCTTTCATTTCTAATGAATTAACCGAATCTTCATTAAAGTTAGGTATATGAAAATAACGTTGACAAATAATGTGATTGTTAATGTATAAAACGAATTCAAATCTTTGGTCTTCATTTTTGTAGTTTTGTGTTGTTTTTGTGTTACTCATACTGTTGTTTTTTAGTGTTTTTTATTTCTCTTTCTATTAATTTTTTAAATGGCATTAAGAATTCTGGGTATCTATATTCACCTATAATCCTTTCTAAACCATCACGTTTCATTTTTATTAGAACATTCTTTATTCCTCTATCTGATGGGTCAATAGTGCCGTGTATAAGATGTTCTAACTGTTCAATCCCATCCTCTGTCATCATAGGGTTTGATAAATTTACAAGTTTATCATTAATTTCATAAATTAACTCACCTTGTACACCATCAGTAACTCTATTAATAATGTTATTCAGAGTTTTTAACGGCTTTTGTTTTTTAGCTAATCTTTCATCTTGTAATTGTTTTGCTTGGTTAATAATTTCTTCTAATGTTACTTTTTTATTTTTTATATCTGGGAATAAAGAAATTAATGTTTTTTCTTTCACCCCTTTTATACCTTTAATCGTATCACTGTTGTCACCTATTATTGTTTTAATTAATGCTGCATTGTCTGGATGATGACTAAAGTACTCAAAATAATTGATATTATCAACATATTTTTTCAAATCTAGAAAATAAATTCTAACATTTTCTGAAATAAGTTGACACATATCTCTATCATTAGTCATAATAGTTATTTTTTCATTAATTTCGCTCTGTAAACAATAGTAAGCTATAAAATCATCACCTTCAATAATTTCATGCTGTAATTGTCTAATAAATAACTCTTCGAGGTATTCTTGAATCATTAGTCTTTGTAATAATTCATCTTCTTCTTTAGGATAAGTACCGTTTAAAAAATCTTTACCACGACCACTTTTATAAGGGTGATATATTTCATATCTAAGTTTACCACTTAAATTACCATCCCAAAAAACAAAAACTCTATGGTATAAATTTTCATTTAGTAATTTTCTTACCATTAATATAAACTGATAAAGGCCACCTATTGGTTGACCTTTATAGTTAACCTCGCTTTTGGCTCCATGGAAACCTACTTTATATAAAGCGTTTCCATCAACCAAAAGCGTGTTAATTGTTTCTTCTTTTACACCATATCTTGGTGGTCTTTTATTCAAAACATGTAATTTAAAAAGTTAATAAATTAAGCTAAATCTTCAGCTCCTATTGAATCGTTTTCTTCTTTTGTTAAATTAATATCACCGAAATCAGCATTTAATTTAGATAAAATAAAATCTTTATGTTTTGTTTTATAATCAGATAATTTTTCTGGATTCCAGTAACCATGAGATGTTGAAGCTAATTTACCCATTTGTTCGATACCATTAACTTGATTTTTTTCACATTTAACTTTAGCCTCAATACCATATTGATAATTCATTTTAACACCTTTATCAGTGATTTCAGCGTTTAATTTAGCTGTACCGTGTGTTAAAATACCACCAAAATGAATTATAAGTCTAGAACCATAAAAGAATGCTTCACCACCTTTATGTTTAATAACGGTATTCATATTATCAAACCAAATTTTTTGAACAGCAAAAAATGTATTAGTATATTCAGAATCACTTCTTTGTGAATCAGAAATTCTAAAGTTAAGAATTGATTTAAAACTAGTTTCTAACGCACCAGCATTCCACATATTGTTTTTAGATTTTGATTTAACACATCTAAAACAATCAATAGACCCAATAGAATCCCAAAGGAAACAAAGGTTTCTAGGTAAGTTACCAGCTTCTTGGTCATCTAAACATTCATCAATAAATCTTGCGATATCTTCAATAACTGGTTCATTTCTGGTAGGTTTAGATTTTTCTTTTGCCTCATCATAATCCCAATTTTGGTACATATCTAAAAGTTTTCTGTTGCTAATATACATGAAATCACCAACATAATCTTTATTACCATTTTCATCAATTATTTCTTCAAACTCAACACCAACTGTTTTAGCATGTTCCCAGTTAAAATTTCCTTCAGTATCAAAAATAATTGGTAAATCACCAATTCTATTACAACCAATAATCGTTTCATAAATCGAAGTTGATTTACCAGTATTTGAATATCCTCTAGCCAATGAAGTGTAACCTCTAGGAATACCAGGTATACCTAACGCTTCTTGAAAAGGTTCAGATAAAGGAACCCAAGACAATTCTTTTGGTTTAGATGTTCTTGTTAATCCTTTCGATTTTTGATACGCCATGATATCAAATGATTGTTTTTGAATAGTGCCTTTAGCAGGTTTAGTTTTTAACGCCATATTTTAATATATTAAATTGTTTATTATTTGTAAAGAAAAAGAGTGGATTATTCCACTCTTTAATTAAAGGTATTTTTTAGAATGGTAAATCATCGTCATCATCCTTAGATGCTTGAGTGGAGGTACTACTTAATTCAGTATTAGTACTAGCAACAGTGATATTAGATTTAACATTAGTAGAACCAATAGTTATTTCATTTTCTTCTTTAGAAGTTGGTGCTGTTAAAGATTCTTTATCAACCCATTTATTTTGAGCTTTATCGAAAGCTGGTACACCACCTTTAACAATAATCTCTAAATAATCATATGACCTTACACTATAAACATCTTCCCATGTTCTAGCATCAGAAGTCCATAAATTTAATAATTCTGGGTTTTCAGAAAGTGGTGAAGGGTCACAATGTGAAATAGATGATACAACAGGTTTGTTATTCTGGTCACGACTAATAGTGATTAATAAATCACGTCCAGTATTAACATCAGTGATATCTTTTTTAACAGCAGCTAAAACACCATAGATTTTATCAAGAGTACCTGTTTTACGGTAGTCATGATTAAAACGCCAAAACTTAACACCGTCACCTTCGTTATCTCTATCGATAACTTTAACTACGTACATTTTTTTAGCGCTATATTTTTTAGCTAATTCTTTATCTTTTTCTTGTCCTGTAGCTAATAATGCTTCACGAGCTTCACAGAAAGGACAATCTGTGTTTTTTTCGTGTTGTAAACATGCAAATGTTTTCCATTCGCCTTCTACTTGAATTTTATGACCATGCATCTCTCTAAAAGGTGATGTACCATCATTAGTAGGTAAAATTCTAATTGTTTTTGTTGCTGATTGTTCCTTGTCTTTAAGGAATGTAGAAAAATAATTTTTTAAATCGTAAGTTTTTTTCTCTTCAAATTTACGTGTTTCGTTGTTTTTGGCATACTGTGCCAACATTGCTTCTAATGTACTCATTTTTTTTTTGTTTTTTGTATGTTATTGTTATTATGTAAATTAATTAAAAATATGTAAAAAATATCTGTTACAAATATACGTTAAATTTTAAAATATCAAGTTTTTTTTTGAATTATTTTAAA